GTTAGAATCAGCTATATATCTTTGATCTGGAGATTTTTGATAAAATGTTAATACGGGATTCCATAACTCTACATCATAATCATCTTCCAACATGCGGAAATGCCAAAACTCTCTATCAGCAATTAGCATATCTCTAAAGCCTCTCTCCTCAAGCTCTTGCATTTTAAATCTTTCCTCATCTACATTTAATTGATGAGTTGCCCATTCTTCTATACTACTTCTATAAGATTTACTAAAGTAGTCTTCTATTTCAGGAAGGGTTTTTAAATTATCTGGTGATAATTGTTGTTGTGCTTCTTCAGAACCAGGATCCATTCCTGCTTCAATCATTTTTCCAACTAGACTTCTTTCTGCATCTGCCAATAAAGATTCTTCTATTTCAGATTTTTTTAGCTCAAGCATTTCATTATATGACTTGTCATCTACAGCTCTGAATTGTACTTTGTTATATCGTTTGGTAAATTCTCCGCTTAATACATTAATTACATTTGGTACAATAGGATAAAATTTAAGTTCTAACGCAGAATCATTTTCCTTTGTTAGAACATCCATCATTTCCTTATAATCATTGTCTTCCTCAACAATATAATCTGACTTATCAATAATACCTTTGGCAAGCTTATAATTTTTTAATAGTCTTCTTGCGTTTGTTCTTAAAAACTCCACACCCTGTAATTCTAGCCAATCTAAATTCCATGCTGCCCAATCATCAGTTTTTTCTGAGTATGGTAAAAACTGTACTGGTTGAGTTAAACTAGAATACGTAGGGCCTCCCTCAGCCTTAGCACCATTTTTTAACTGCATTGCATTTAATACTCTCATTCCGTATTTATTTAGTTATGTCTATTTATAATTTTTAAATCCTGATCTTCTTGGTCTATTACTATCAGACTTAGATGATCGCCCAATATTTTTAAACGGACTATACTTTAATTTACCCATTTTTTCTGAATTTACCAAAGAATTTGCCTCTGATTCACGTCTTTTTGAATAACCCCTGTTTGATTGCTGTATTTTTGCAAAAGCAACTAACGCACCAAAAGCCACTAATCTGTCTACGTTTAATCCTGGGTAGTACGCCAGCATTTCCTTTATAAGCATAGGATCAGGGACTCTTTCTACACCTAAAGTTTGTGAAGTTACAACACCATTGATATCGGTTTCTTCATTAGTTACTTCTCTTAAAAATTCTATGGCATAAGAAATTAAATGGCTTTTAAAAAGTGTGCCTGTATTTTTCCAACCATATTCTTGATAAACAGTTTTATTAGCACCTATATCTTTTAGAAATAATATCTGTTGTTTAGGAACTAAATACTTTTGTTTTTTTCTTGCTATCATATGTTGGATAAATAATGAGATATTATTCTCTACTACTGTCCATGCATTATACCATTCTATAATTAATTCTAATCTTTCATGTGTCTTATTGATATCATCAAATCTACCACACCATGCAGCCACTATCTTATCTTTCTCTAAGAATTGCTCTATATCTCCCGCTTCAGTAGTCCTGGTTACCTCCGTTGCATTCTTATATACAAAAATACTACATAATGAATCAGACGTAGTAGTCTTTCCTTCTGATACAGGGTCAATAGACGCATAGTACGCTCCAAATCCGGGAGATGGGATAGGTCTTTCCCAAACTACTATAGTTCCTGTTTTATCTATTTGTTTTTTATCTACTGGGAATTTAGATATGGGTAACTTATTAGTTCTTTTAGCTGATATACCTTTTTCATCTCTATCTAATTCAATAAGTTCATAAGGATATTCTTTCTCTTCAATTCTTTTTTGTTGTCTGGTCAATACTCCTTGAGGAAATATAGAAGCTTTTCTATATGCAAAGGCTTCTGCTATATTCATTGGCTTTTGAGAAATCCTTAATTGAAATTGCTCACCATTCAGTTCATTTTTCCAACGATCCCTTTCTTCAATAATTGCTTCTATAGCTTCCTCTACTAATGAGTTACCGTATTCATCAATATAAGGGGGCATAGACCACTGTTCAGGTATAAAGAGTCCTGCCATACCTATAGCACCATCAGCATCCATTAGGTTTGTTTCTACGGCATATATATCATTTGCTTTAGGATTTAGAATCATTTCTTTTAATGGATTGCATTGCTGCAAGTCTCCCACTGATCCCGCAGCTATAAACATACCTGTAGTCATCATTCCAGATGACATAGCTGGACGTAGATACTCATATGTATCTGACATCTTGGGGGCAATACCCGCTTCCTCATGAAAAAAGATTGTACATGGTCCACCTACTCCTGTTGTAGCATTTTTTTCAAATGATCCACCTTGTATTTTAGATTTTAATCCTCTTGCAGTTTTTCTATTTCCTATCTTAACCTCAATCTGTTGTTGCCAAAGTAAAACTTTTTCAGGATTACTAGGTCTATACCAAGCAGTATGCTCATTAAGAAAAGTTTTATATTCATCTAAGAATTTCCAAGAACCTTTATCATTAATAAAATCTTTTAATGAAGCTCCAATTTTACATATACTTCCCTCTTCAAACCAGTAGGTATTTATAATCTTACCCATGTGAAAGTAAGAAGATGCTATCTGACGTTTTTTTAATATAGCAGAATGTTGATTATTTAACTCAGCCAACAATTCATATAAAGCCATATGATATTGAGCATCCCTTACTTTTGCAAAACCATATTTTTTTTCTTCTTTATCAAAGATTGGTAAAAAATTTAACCACATATAATAATCTCTAGTCAAGAAAAAACTTTTCCCTCCGCCTTTGTATATCACACCTTCCCTACACTTATTCTTTTGATCTTCCCAGTAATTGGTAAAGTCTTTAGATCTAAAAGGTTTATTACAATAAAAACCTTGCTCATTAAATGCTTTGGCTTCTGTATTAAATTCAAAAGCCATTTCATTAAAACCATAGAGTCCTGGCTCACTGAATATACTTAATATGTATTCAATAAACGCAGGCTCATCTATGAATTCAGTAGTTCCCCATTCACCGTTATGATATGTGGGAATAATTTTATACATCTACTATGATTGCAAATACATCACCCTCTTGAATAAGTAAATGATCTTCACCATCATGTTCCATTGTAGTTGGTAAACAGTGTTCTGTATATTGTACAACATCTCCAACTTTAATTTCTTCTACAGTTTTACCTATTCCTACAACAGTGCCTTTATATTCTTTTTTTTGTGCCATTTCAGGTAAATATAATCCCGAAGCTGTTTTAGTCTTGGCCTTTTTTTGTTTGATCAGTAGCTTCTTCCCCACTGGTATTACTTGTTGTCCCATTTTCTTTAGTTTTTGGTTTAATATCTTTAAAAGTTTGTTCGTCCCAATAGCAGAAATGCCATGATTCTTTTTTACTATGCATTATAATTGATCATATGCTAAGCCAGCTCCTCCACGAACTGAACTTTCTTGTTCCTGCTTCATATCAGTAAATGCTCCCTTATATGATTGTCTAATTTGCTCAAATTTAGCAGCAGCATTTATCATAGAGTTCATGTTACCATCCCTCCCATGTTCAATAGGAGTTACTTCCATATACTTTGCTAATCTATCTAACATGGCTTTAATACCTACATAAGCTCTATACGTAGGTGTTTCATACATTTGTTTGCACATATCTAATGCATATCTAATTTCTGCATCTTCAGTAGATTCTTCTAATTTTATTTCTTCAATAATTATATCTTCTTTCTCATGCTCAGGTAAATTGAAGAATGGATTTAAGTCAGGATTAGGGCAACTCATATAAAATATATACTGATATACTTGCATATATGTTTTAGAATATTTATCCATTATAACTTTTAGAAAAGGAAGTGCATAACAATGTTCAGATGGTATTACTTTACTATTTTGTATATCAAATAATCTTACTATCATGGTTTATATATTTTATAATGCATCAATATAAGCTTTTATTGTAGCATATGAGTCAGTAACATAAAGCGGTGTCATTAATCCAGTTATATATACTTGACGCACATCCATAATGCTACCATCTGGTTGATATGCTGATCCTACACCAGCTAATGAAACAGGATTTATTGCTAATGGAGATGCAGAGCTATTTACTACATACATTGTATTGGGTGTTTGTGCAGGGAGCGATTGTGCTAAAACAACTTGTGTTAATTGAATTGATGCCATTATTGTTTGTCTTTTAACCACATTATAAGAGAGGATACTTCATCTTTTAAGTATGGTAGTTCATATATTTTTACTTCATCTAAAACAGGCTCGCCATTTATACTTTCATTAATGGGATATCCATTTGAATCTTCACCCACTTGTACAAATTTAACATGTTGTATTGTTAACTTACCTATTTTTAATTTGGGGTTGTGTTTCTTAATAATATACGCATAAATACTGAGTTGTAAGTTATAATGGTTGATATTACAATCATCTAAATTATTAACTGGCTTATATAGTTTATTAGTAATACCCTCCCAATTAGTGTAGCCCTTTTCTTTAATTTCTTTATTTGTTTTGTAATCATGGATATTAATATATCCATCCACCACCTCAACTAAATCTGCTTGTCCGCATAACTTTGCAGATTTTAGATATACCATGTGTTCAGGATATACACCCTCCTCAAGTTTTTGTTCTGGTGCTAGTTTAAGTCCACTTTCCGTAATTATAGGTTTAATAATAGGAACTTCTGTTCCATTACGCTCAATAGTAGTAAAGTCTAACATATCGGCTTCCCTTTGGTTGTGATACCAGTTGCCTAGTGTAATTGCTCTGTGTGTTTCATTATCCCATGCAGATAATATTTCTTTTTCAGTCATATTATACCACTTAGATCTTTTATTCTTAGAGGATTTTTTAGCTTGTCCCTTCCTATCAAATTTAGGTTTAAACATCCCTATAAAAGATGTTACACTAGTCCAATCTATTTTATCTTGATCATTGCTTTCATAAACATGACCTTCTTCTTTAAATACTATTGCCATCTTAGTAAGTTAGTGTAGTATACCAATATCCATTTTGCTGGTTAGTGATTATACTACTGATTTCTCCTTTGTACACGTAATTAATTTTAATGCTCATTATTTTCTATTTGTTTATTAATTAGTTCTGCCGTTTCCTCAGATACTAATGATTGCCAATATCCTTTAGGACATTCTGAAGATAACGACCTCATTTTAAATGCTAAACTGCACCCACAATCCGAACAACATGGTTGAGTTCCAGGAGCTAAACAATCATCTCCTTTAGCATCAAACAAACTGCAATTAATACAAACTTTCCACCTGTCTGTTACTACAGCTTCTATATGTTCTTTCTTAAACATATTATTTTTTATTCCTTCAGTAATCTGATCTAAATTCTTAAAAGCATCTAGATATTTTTTTAAAGATTTAATCATTTTTTTTATTTTTAAAATCTTTTTTTAACTCTAAGTTTTTTTCTAGTTTATTAAGAGCATTTGTCATTTGATCTATGTTCTCAATTATATTCTCACTCTTAGCGTAACCATTATAAGTTCTTTTAGCAATATTACCCAGCATACTTTTATTTTTTTTTATTGCTATTTCTAATCTACCTTTTCTTAGTTCAAAAGTACCTAACCCGTCTACATTAATTTTAGGGTAATCTAATTTTGAT